ATGGAGTTCTCGACCGCGGTTGCCAAATTCTCGGGGTCCAGCATGAACCAACCACCTCCAGGGCCAATGGCCGCATTCGGCCGAAGGTCCAAGTGGTCGTTATGCTCTCCCTTAAAATCATCAGGCACTTTCGCAATCGGAACCAAGGACTTAATCGTATGTGAGTCATAATTGGAAAGCGTCCCAGCAGTGGGGGCAGCGAACGGCGCAGGTAGCGTTTCGTTCGGATCGGGCTCGTGCACAAAGAGCAAAGTGCCAGCATTAGAACCTGCCGGCATATTGGACTTAAACACGAAGCGCGCTCGTTTCAACCTCCATTTTTGGAACAAAGACATAAGCCGCGCAAGTCTCGAGTTAGGAATAAAAATTTGTGGGCGGATAGTTGCGGAATACACCAAAGTACCCGCCGCATCACCGCCAGTGACTGAGGTAGCGCCTGCAGCACTCAGCGTCAACTTCTCCACAAGGTCACGGCCGCCAAAAACGGCAGTGTCCATGTTGAAACGATTTGCCTGTAAGTACGCCAAGCGCCCTCCAGTCTTCTTCATCTTCTTCTTCGCACCAGGTTTCTTCTTCGCAGCAGCAACACCACTCGAAATAGCTTGTGCAATCTGGCGTTTCGCTTTCGCTAGCTCCATCTTCCTCTGGCCACTCTTGGGCTGCTGTCCTGTCTTCTTCTTTCCCATCGCAGAGATTTCCCGTGTTGGTTGGGGTTTTATCTGATCTGCAATTGTATGTGTAATCGCGTTAAAAGCTCGTCTTACTGGAGTGGTTGCAGTGCGAAAAAGATTGTTCGCAATGGTACCGTTCTTTTCAGAAAGCTTTAAATGTTGGGCAAACGTCGCTGTATAACTCACAGAAACACGCTGGGAAACACCAGCAATCAGAACATCAGTGGACAGAGCAGGCTGAAACATCCCAATGCAAAGCACGAGGATAAACATCAGCCAATACCAACTCGCTCCCAATAACGTTCCACGAGGTTTCTTGGCAGGCGCGTCAGGCTTCTTAGCACTTGTTTCATAGCCCAAGACGAACTCGCGCGCCCAATCTTGTGAGAAAGAGTACGCGGGGTCAACCCGAGCCAAGGTCTTAGAAAGCTGCCCAAAAACATCGTCATCAAATGCATACTCAAGCATGAGGGAGGATAACTGTTCACGGAACCATTGCAAATTCGACTTTGGTTTACACGACAACGAATACTGATGTTTCAACCAGTTCGTAGGCAACGGCACCCAACTGGTGCCATGCTTAATAAACTTGTGAGAACAAAAAGTCATATCCG